CACGCGAACGGCTACGAGATTTCGTCACGGTCGAGCTTGGTGTGCGACGATTTCTTATTGCTAGGGAGTTGCACGACGACGGGCAACCTCACCTTCACGCTTATCTTGGCTGGGATACCAGGAGGCGCCTGGTCGACGCCAGAGCATTTGACGTGGACGGACACCATCCTAACATACAGAAGCCGAGAAGCGCCAAAGCCGTGGCAGAATATTGCAGGAAATACGACGTTGAGGCGCTTTGTAATTTCGAAGTTGCAGAGCTTGAGTCCGGTCGTGGAAACACCGGATGGAGAGACCTTCTACGAGACTGCCCAGATGCCACCACTTTTCTGGGAAGAGTTGAAGAGCACTATCCAAGGGATTTGTGCCTATCTTTGGGAAGACTTCTTGAATTTTGCGAGTGGAGGTTCGGAAGTCAACGACCCGAGTATTCTGGACGAAACCGCGGAGAATTTCTGGAACCAGATGAGCTAGCTGCGTGGGTGACTAACTCGCTTGAGGTAACGACATTACTCTGGAACCCGGGGCAAGCCCCGGAACCCAGAGTAAGCTGGGTCTCGGCCTTTGGTGTGGTTAATTATATAACGCATTTGTCCTGTTTGGTTTAATCGCACCGCTAACCCTAATTCGGGCTAATCTCAAGGTAAGCTCACTGAATAGTCTCGCCGTCCTAATCCTAATTTGCTCAATCTCTAATCCGAGTAGGCAGATGTTGAGCGCCCTCTTTCGTTGCTTTTATGCGGGGCAAGTAGACTCGGGAAGACTGAGTGGGCAAGATCTCTTGGGACGCACATGTACTTCTGTGGGCAGTTCAATCTCGACGACTGGAACTCGGAGGCTAAGTACGTCGTCCTCGACGATTTCAGCATCAAGTTTTTCCCGCAGTGGAAGTCCTTCTTCGGAAGTCAGAAGCGCTTTGTTCTCACCGATAAGTATCGAAAGAAGCGAACCGTTGATTGGGGGAGACCTTGCATCTGGTTGTGTAACCGAGACGCAGATCCTAGAGGAGCTCTTTCCGGAGCTGAGGTGGAGTGGCTTAGAGCTAACGCAGTGATATTCGATTTATTTTCTCCTCTTTTTTAAATTTCTTTCCACATCAGTAAACCTCTGTGATCGACATCGATTGCATCTGTCGCGCTAAGGAATGTTTGGCCCCATGTTCTGACGAGTATGTAGTACTGGTCGGCGTGTCCTCTACGTCCTGTAGAACCGAAGAAGCGAGGGACGCCGTCGAGAGTCTCTTGAGTTTCTTGAATCTGTACATCCTTGTTAAATGGGAACGTAAGCGTTGTGTCAATAAACGGGTCGGTGCCCGCTTGGCCAAAGCCGTGGAGCTTGAAGTTCCATATCTTGAGGATGGTGATGTTGTCATTGTTGAACTTTGTCACCGGTGAAAGACCGGCGAACTGTCCGGGCGAAGACGTAACGTCAAAGAGTGGAATGTTGCTGTTGGGTGGTACTTGAGTCGGGACTGAATCCACATCCGTGGCAGGTGTCATGGACTGGCCTTCGTTGTTCACGTCTGTAGCTGCTGCAGTTACGTCCATCATGATGTCGGTCTTGATAAACAAGATTTGAACGTGGACGTCTCCCGCGAGTAGTCCTTTGATGTTTAGACGCCACATGAATTTCCATAGATGGACTTTGCTTCCGTGTATCGAAGCACTAGTATCTCCTTGTGCGAACGCAGATTGCCAAGGCGCGAATACGCGTACGTTCATTCCGGTTGTTCCATTTCCGGGTGCGAGTGTAAATCCTGTTTCCGTGTAGTGCTTCTTGAATGTTTCCAGTTTCCGGACCATAATCCGGGTGACTGCGCGTTTGAAACGACGGCGCCGAGCGCTGCGCAAAACGCGTTTTACTCGAGTTCGATTGGTTGAGTAGCGACGTTTTCCTCGTCGCTTCCCTCTGAATCGGGACCTTCTTGCAAGTCGTGGCATAGCTGTTCGACCAATCGGAACAGTAAGTCTAGCTTGTTTGTTAGCTGTTGGAGTTGACGGTGGAGTTGCCCAAGGATTTTTTCGTTTGTGTCCTCTTTCGGCATACGCGACGATTCCGTATGTGGCAACGCCCCCGAGTCCGGCAGTTACTACTTCTGGAATTAGAAGTTCCATCCAAATGTTTTTGGATTGTATGGCACCTTTATATAAAGTGCCGAGTGCCGAGTGCCGCTGGGTAATATTATGTCCAGCGGCAGTCGCAGTTTTTCGTTCGACGGGCGAGATGTATTCCTCACGTACCCACAATGTGGATCCCTTACACGCGAACGGCTACGAGATTTCGTCACGGTCGAGCTTGGTGTGCGACGATTTCTTATTGCTAGGGAGTTGCACGACGACGGGCAACCTCACCTTCACGCTTATCTTGGCTGGGATACCAG